GTTATTTCGATATTGCCTGCAAGAGAATCGAAGAAGCACAACGAATCATGGAAACGGAGCCGCCTATTTTTTGATCGGAGGCGGCTTTTTTGTTGCCCGGAGCGTGATGCTTCGGGTTTTTTGTTCACCGGGAGGGTGATTTCTCATGGCATTGAAATTGCGGATTTCTGCGGAGGAATTGGCGGGGCTGCCGGAGGGAATCCGGGAGTTCTACGAGGAGAAGGACGGCAACTTCGTTCTTTCAGTGGACGGAATCGAGGATACGAGCGGGCTGAAGAGCGCTCTTGAGAAGGAGCGCAAGGCACGTTCGGACTACGAGAAGGCCGTCAAGCAGTATCAGGGGCTTGGGAAAAGCCCGGAGGAAATAGCGGAGCTGGTCAAGGCTCAAGAGGAGTCGGAGAAAAGCAAGCTGGAGCAGAAAGGGGAGTGGGAAAAGCTCAAGGCTCAACTCCTCGAAAGTCACAAAAAGGAACTCACCGCCCGCGACGAGGCCGTCCAGAAGATGAAGAGCACTCTGGAGTCGTACCTCGTGGACGCGGCCGCTACGGAAGCGATAGCGGCGGCGAAGGGAATCCCACAGCTACTCCTTCCCCACGTCAAAAGCGCCGTCAAGGTCATCGAAGAGGACGGCAAGTATCAGGTCCGCGTCGTGGGCCCGGACGGCTCTCCCCGCATGAACGCGAAGGGCGAGTTCCTTGGCATCAAAGATTTTGTTTCGGAGATGCGGGAATCGGAGATCTTCGGGCGGGCCTTCGAGGGCACCGGAACAACTGGAAGCGGAACGCCAGCGAACAGGGGGCAGACGCGACCCGGCTCTTTCATCCTCTCCCGCGAGGATGCGCGAGACCCCATGAAGTACCGCGCCGCTCGGGAAGCGGCTGCAAAGGCGGGACAGGAACTCCAGATAGCAACGGAGTAACCACACACACAAAAACAGGAGGTAACACTCAATGAGTAATACACTCGGCAACTACGATCCGATTTTCTACGCACAGGAAGCGCTCATCGCGCTCAACAAGGCTCTCGGCATGGCGGGCCGCGTCCATCGCGGATACGATCCCAATCCGCAGCAGAAGGGGAGCGTAATCAACATCACCCGTCCCTCGGTTTTCGAGGCGACGGAGGTTAATACCTCGACCGGCGGTACCACTCAGGCGGTCACCCCGGAGAACGTGAGCATCACGCTCGACACGTGGAAAGAGGTGAAGTTCGGACTGACCGACAAGGAACTGACCTTCACGAAAGAGAAGATTATCACCGACCACATCACACCTGCGGCTTATGCGCTCGCGGATGCAATCGATTTGAGCCTTGTCGGTCTGTACAAGAAAATCCCCTGGAAGGAGTCCATCAGCGGCACTCCTGTAGTAACGGACATCACCGGCGTGCGCAAGGCGCTTTTCAACAACAAGGTGCCGATGAATGACCTTCACTTCATGGTTGACGGCAGCGTGGAAGCAGGTCTTCTCGCGCTCACGGCGTTCGCCACTGCGGATGGTTCCGGGCAGGCGGGTATCGATACTCAGCTGCGCGGGTCTCTCGGAACGCGGTACGGATTCGAATTTTTCGCCAACCAGAACACGCCGGCGCACCTGTCCGGGACAATGGCGGACACCGCCGGAGCGCTGAACGCAGACGCCGAAGCGGGGGATGTGGTGATTGTTATCAAATCTCTGACAGACACCCAGACGCTCAAGGCCGGAGACATCATCAAAATTACCGGCGACGCACAGCAGTACGTCGTGACTGGAGATGAGACGATCAGCGGCGCAACAACCGTCGGAATCTACCCGGCGCTTGCCAAGAAAAGCCTCGCTAACGCTATTGTAACGGTTATTCTCCCCTCCGGGACGGGGGCGACGAAGAACCAGTGTCTCGCGTTCCATCGCCACGCCTTCGCGCTTGCTATGGCTCCTTTGAGCGATATGGGCGGACGCCTCGGTGCGCAGATCGCTACCGTTGCCGACCCTGTGACGAATCTCTCCATTCGTAGCCGTCTCTGGTACGAGGGCAACACGTCCACGGTCAAAGTCGCTCTCGACGCTCTGTGGGGTGTCGCGGTCCTAAATCCGAACCTCGCTGTTCGGGCGGTGCAGTAAGCGAGGGGGCTCACGCCCCCTCTTTTTTTTTTTTGATGGAGGCGGTGAAGGAATGGTGGACTACGTAAAAATCAAATTCAAAGGCGGCTGGGCGCTGCTTGCCGCGTCGGAGTTCGACGGAACAAAGCACGAGCTGTACGCGGAGCCTGAACCCGTCGCAGAAGAAACGGAACCTCCCGAGGAGGTGAAGCGA